AATCATACGATTTTCCTACATCCTTCATCTGTAGAAGCTGGTCATCCAAATTTAACTTTGCTTGAAGCAATGTCGTGTGCTCTTCCCGTTGTATCTACATATGATGATAATAGTTTACCGGGAATGGTCAAGATAGAACGTACAGTTGATTCTGTGTATAATGGAATTGCAACTGTGATGAATACGTGGGAAATTTTACGTAAAGAGGCACTTGCGTATGCCCGAGACAATGATTGGAATCATATTGTGGATGATTTGGTTAGGGAATATAGAAAGATTGATGAATACCGTATGACAAATGAATTGAATGAGATTTATGATTCAACTCAGAGTACTGATAAACAATTACAGGGTGCTAAGATAGAGATTAACTATACGGATGGTGCATATTTGTCTATTAATGGCGGTGATGTAAATACTCGTTACAGTTTTGACTTTATTGATGATGAATTTGACGAAGTTTTGTACAGTGGTACAATTAAAACAAACGAGTGGGCAAAATGTTTAATCAAACGTTATATTCCGTATCGTGTTAAGTTGAGTGTAGATTCAAAACTTTTGTTGAATCAAAAGTTGAATTTGAAAGGTAAAGAAGTTTTGATTTGTATGGATACTAAGTCACTTGGTGATTGTATTGCGTGGTTTCCATATATTGAAGAATTTAGAAAGAAACATGAATGTAATGTTACATGTGCTACGAATTGGGAGTCATTGTTTAAAGAAAACTATCCAGACATTAAGTTTTGTGGATTACAGTGGAGTGGAAATTTTTATGCTATTTACATGATCGGTTGTTATCCCGATACACATCGTTCTTTGTTTAACTATAAAGATGTTTCGTTGCAAAGACTATCATCGTCTATATTGGGAGTCAATCATAAAGAGATTAGACCTAATGTTGTCATTAAGAATACCGCTCGAAAAATTGAACAAAAGTATGTTTGTTTTGCGACACAATCAACTGCTCAGGCCAAGTATTGGAACAATCCAACTGGTTGGCAAGAGACGTGTGATTATTTGAACAGTATTGGTTTGAAACCGGTTTTGATTCAATCAGAAAAAGAAGACAGATTTACAAATATCCTCAATCTTTCTGGTCCCAAAGACATACATGAAACTATAAATCTTTTGTATAATTGTGAGTTTTTCATCGGCATTGGATCTGGTTTGTCGTGGTTATCGTGGGCAGTTAAAAAGCCTACGGTATTGGTGAGTGGTTTTAGTTTACCTCGTAGTGAATTTTTCACTCCGTATCGGGTTATTAATACCAACGTATGTAATGGTTGTTGGAATGAATATGATTTTGACCGTGGGGATTGGAATTGGTGTCCTCGTCAAAAAGGAACTCCACGTCAATTTGAGTGTTCCCGAGAAATTAGTTCTAAGATGGTCATTGATACCATCAACAAACTTGTTATAGATGAAGGTATACGTACATCTTGAAAGCAATCAATTGGGTGACTGCATTGCGTGGTTACCCTATATTGATATTGCCAGAGAAAAATATGGATGGGACGTATATACAAACTTTTATTATAAAAATTTGTTTGCGGACTCGTATCCTTACCTGAAATTTGAGGTACCGTCTTCATATGATAAGAAAGTGGTGATTGACGTTGTTGATAGAGAAAAACCTCTACAATGGTCATCTGCGCACGCTTTAGGGGTTGATTATAGTGAACAACGTCCACGATTTAATCTATCAAAACTCAAAAAGACTCCGGGTAAGACAATTACTTTTTCTGAATATGGAAGTAACTATTGTAAGTCGTGGAACAATCCTATGGGATGGTTTAAAACGATACAACACATTAAAACTATAGGATATGATCCAATTGCGGTATCAAAAGAACCGACTTTGTTATTAAACGTAGCTGATTGTACCGGTTTGGATCTATTGGAGGTCTGTAACTTGATTTATAGTTCTTCTGTATATATTGGTGTAAGTTCAGGATTGGCGTGGTTGGCATGGTGTTTGGGTATACCTGTAATCATGATAAGTGGACATACCAAGCGTTATTTTGAATTTAACAGTAATATTGTTAGATTGGGTCCATCAGAACCAATCTGTTTTGGGTGTTATAACGATAACAATTTAGAAATTAACTGGGAAGACGTATGGTGTCCACACTATAAAGGAACCTACAGACAACATGAGTGTACATATACTATTAGTCATACCGATGTAGTTAACGCTATAAATTATGTGCTAAAAAATAGTCTTAAAATATAAATATCTAGTCTTTCAAATTTTTAGAAATATTTATATTTAGAGTTTTTTGTATGCGTCTCATACAAAACTAACCAATCGAAAGGAAATTTAGCATATGCCAATTACAGAAGGGGGAACATTTACCCCACATGATAAAATTGTAAGTCCAGGCGTTTTCAGTCGTGAAAACGATCTATCAGGACTTGCTCAGGGCGTGGCTGATATCGGTGGGGCCATTGTCGCTCCCTTTCCAAAGGGACCGGGATTTGCTCCAACGATTGTCACCAGCGTGTCTGAGTTAGAAGAAAAATTCGGTGTAGCGGACGGAGTATATTACGGTCCATACACTGCCAAACAGTATCTACAGGAACAGGGTCTTGTGACCATTTGTCGTGTAGGTGCGTTGACCGGATATAAGCAAGATAATCCATTTGTTATCTACGCAATTCCGGGTTATTATAATCGTGCAAACGAAAGTGGTTCATTTACTGCTTTGGGAACAGCCGATTCATCATATATCGCTCTGGATCCAGACGATATTACAGTTAACGTACAATACGTTAGTTCAAGTGGCGGTACTGAGACATTGACTATTACCGGCAGTTTGTACGCAAACTTCGAAACCAGTTCATTCTCAACCTACAACCCACCAGGCACAACTGGTAACAAGACTTACACCACTCGTTATATCGGTGATGTAAATCTCACATTTGACGCTGCGTCATTTGAAATCAGTTCAAGTTATCAAGGTGACTTGACAATTAGTTCTGAAGCTAAGTTGTTACGTGCTCTTGCTGAACAAACTGGACGTTTGTCTGGTAGTTTGGCAACCACAAGCAGTTTGGTTAAGTTGAGTGACGACTTCCCAGTTTCAGGTACTGCGTCTGAAGTTATTATCAATGGCATCAATTTTGCCAAGTACCGTCCAACCAATAGTTGCGGTGTTCAAATTCAATTGACTTGTAACATTACTGGTAGTTTTGGTAAGTTTACTACATTCACCGAGACCGTTGTTTCTGGTGGAGATCCATGTAATCCAGGCGCAGCCCGTGAAGCAGTAGTGCTTGCAGTATTGGGAAATACCCAAAACGCAACTATTCAATCGGATGCATCTAACAAGTTGGCACAAGTTGTATATGGTTTCGAAGGTTCAGTGTTGAGCAAGAAGGTTGCAACATCAGGATTGTACAGTGGTAGCGCTGATCCAACCGCACAAGACTTTGTTCTTGACTTGCGTTATAACATCGGTGGTTCAAGTGGAAGTTATGGAACCTATGAATTCTCATTGGATCCAGCAAGTTCTAACTATATTACCAATGTATTTGGAACAGATCCAACTGCAGGTGATCCAGCAAAACAAGTTGCTGGTCAAAAGATTGAAGCTGCATATCTCTACAAGATCTTCAAGGATACCATCGCTCGTATTTCTGAAGAGTCAACCGATCCTTCCGATGGTTGGAAGATTGTAGGAAGTGAAGCTCCTTATACACCAACTGGTGGTGAAAATAAGGTTCAATTCACTGGTAATCCATTGAAGCTTACTGACGACTTTGGTTACTCACCAACAACTGGTGACAGTGACTTCAGTTTGAAGTGGGCAACCACTCCATGGGTTAACTCACAACAAGTTGCACCATTCACTGGCACAGCTGATGTGACTGCTCGTCCACAACGTTTCCCACTCTTCCGTCTACACACACTTGCTGACGGAACCAATACAAACACTTCCTACAAGGTTGAAATCAGTGACGTAAAACTCGCTGGTACTGTTGCTGGTAGTGACTATGGTTCATTCACATTGAGTGTACGTAAGTTCAGTGACACTGATAAGAATCCTAAGTACTTGGAACGTTTCCAAAACTTGAATCTTGATCCAGATAGCAGTAACTTTATCGCTCGCCGTATTGGTGATCGTTACAACTATATTGCTTACTCTGGTAAGATTATTGAGTTTGGTACTTATGCTAACTTGAGTAAGTATATTCGTGTTGAGATGACCGAGAATGTGTATCCAGAAGCAGCAATTCCTTATGGATTTGATGCTCTTGCTACACCACTCGGAGGTAACGTTGGTGGATTCTTGCCACCAGTACAGTTTACCCGCGCTTCAACATATTCATCTGCTCCGGGTAAGTATCCATCAGGTATCGTGTTTGGTGAGCCACCAGTTGGTGCATCAGACGATTTGTTGGCCTTGTATCCTACATCATCAGTTGGTGTATATAGCGTACATAACGACAATCTTCAATACTTCGCTCCATTGCCTGCTTACGAAGGTTTCACTTCAATTGGCAATAACGTTGTATTTGATCTTGAAACCGGTGATGCATACAATCCAACTGGTTCTAAACAACCAGACGTTCAAAACGATAGCGGTGGTGTTCCATCAACTTATGACGCTGCATACGAATCAACACGTGTGAAGATGCGTAAGTTCGTCTTTGGTTTCCAAGGCGGATTTGATGGTCAATCACCAGCAATTCCAATTAATGTTGGATCTGATATCATCCCAGGCAATACACAAGGTTTGAATTGTACCAACATTACAAGCCCAGGCAGTGTTGCTTACAGACAGTGTGTCGGTGCATTGGGTAACGCTGATGAGTTCGATATTAACTTGATCGCTACTCCGGGTATCTTCTACCAACACCACAGTTATGTGGCTCAGTTGGTAATCGATATGTGTGAAGCACGTGGTGATTGTTTCTACATCATGGATAACGTGGTGTTTCCTAAGAGCAATCAAAGCACTGGATTGATTGATGCCGCAATTAACGTTGCTGCCACAATCGATAGCAGTTACGCTGCTACTTACTATCCATGGGTCAAGATTCTTGACACCAACTTGAACAAGATTATTAGTGTACCTCCATCTGTTGTTCTACCTGCTATCTACGCAGCAAACGATAAGGCATCTGCTGAATGGTTTGCTCCAGCCGGTTTGAACCGTGGTGGTATCACTCAAGCTGTTCAAGTGTTGGATCGTTTGACACACGGTGAACGTGATACACTCTATGAAGGTCGTGTTAACCCAATCGCAGCATTCCCCGGTCAGGGTATCTGTGTATGGGGTCAAAAGACTCTTCAAATCGCACCAAGCGCATTGGATCGTATCAACGTTCGTCGTTTGATGATCAACTTGAAGAAGTTCATTGCTTCAAGTTCACGTTTCTTGGTATTCGAACAGAACGTGGCAAATACACGTAATCGTTTCTTGAGTATCGTTAATCCATATTTGGAACAAGTACAATCACGTAGTGGTTTGTACGCCTTCCAAGTTAAGATGGACGAAACCAACAACACACCTGATTTGATCGATAGAAACATCCTCTACGGACAAATCTTCCTACAACCAACCAAGACTGCTGAATTCATCGTTCTTGACTTCAACATCTTGCCAACTGGTGCAAGTTTCGGTGCTTAATTGAACTGAAAATAATTCAAAACCCCGCCCTAAAAAGCGGGGTTTTTTTAACACAAAAAATAATGAACAAAACTCAAATACTAGGAATAATAAGACACGTTCTAACTTTCGGTGCAGGCTTTTTAGTAGCCAGCGGAAAGTTAGACCTCAACGGAGCTGAAACAATTATAGGCGCAGCACTCGCTCTTATCGGCAGTGTGTGGTCAGTTATCGCTCCTGAAAAACAGAGTTAAAATAAACATTGTACAAACCCCGCTTTTGAGCGGGGTTTTTTATTGCGTTAACACTTGTTTTCATATTTATATAAGTGAAAGAAAACGAAGATAATTTTGAGGTTTATGACGACAATAATTTGAGTCATGTTATAGCTGGACCAGATTATGGTCAGCTTGGCAATACAGAGTTAAAATGGACGCTTAAAGCGCCTAAACCTCAAAATAATAACTTAACTATTAATGCCATAAACTCTAAAAATATATTGATTAACGTTTTGAAAGTTTAATGACTCGCTTATTGCGCTGCAATGCTTAGGGGTAAGATTGTACTTTGTCAAGATATTATGATATTTCAGTGATATTTATATTCGAATGATACAGTTAAAAAGCGCATTACCTGAAGTATTTGATCATAATCTTCTAGAAACCGAAGATGAAAATGCTACGGTTATTTACTGCGATATGGATGGTGTTCTTGTGGATTTCGACGAGGGATTTAAGAAAATCTCAGGTGGTAAATCTCCTAATGAATTTGATAACGAAGGACGAACTAGTGAAATGTGGTCGTTGATACAAAACAATCCACCCGATAAAGGTATAACGTGGTGGTCAACATTGCCTAAACTGCAGGACGGTGATGTTCTTTGGAAATTTATAACATCATTGAAGTTGCCAGTCAAGATTTTAAGCAGCACTTCTTCCAGAAGATCCAAGAGCAATAGTGCTGATATTGGAAAACGTAAGTGGTTAGCTACGCAATTAGTACCTCCTCCACAAGATCAAGACATAATCTTGGTAGATAGTTCAGAAGCTAAACAACAATACGCGTTGGGCTCAAATCACATACTGATTGACGATCTACCTTCTAATATTGCTCAATGGAGATCAAAAGGAGGAACTGCAATTGAACATAAAAACGCAAGTGATACCATATCACAACTCAAAAAGATTTTGGGAATGACGCAAGAAAGTTACGGATACAGTTGGTCTAACATATAATATGAAAGCAAGAATTTATAACGATACATTAAATCCGAATATCTGGAATCCTGATAATACAATAAAGCCAGAAGTTCGTGATGCATTGTTGAAAGTAGCGCAAGACTTTTACGCCGAATCCGAGTTAACCGCACCAATACAAGACATTTATATGTTAGGTAGTGCTGCTAATTATAACTGGGGTCCAAGTAGCGATATTGACGTTCACGTATTGATTGATTTTAACAAGTTGTCTATGGAACGTGATCTTGTAAAAAAGATGGTGGATAGTATCAAAGCTAACTGGAATAAAAATCACAATATTCAAGTAAAGGCACATCGTGTAGAACTGTACATACAGGATATAACAGAGGCAAATAGAGCGATGGGTATTTATAGCATTTTGAATAACCGATGGGTTAAATTTCCACAAAAACTAACGTTGAATCTGGATAAAAATGTTATTCAAAAGAAGTATACCGACATGGTTCTTCAAATTAAAAACGCTATCAAATCCAACAATCTTGAAGATTTAAAACGTGTATTGAAATCAGTGTATGATATGCGTGAATCTGGATTAAGCAAGGGTGGAGAATTCAGTTCAGAGAATATTGTATTTAAATTGCTTAGAACTCGTAATCATTTGGATAACCTAAAAAACGCTGTAAACAAAGTATATGATGCAAAACTTTCTTTGAAAGAAACCAAATAACGTATTTTTCTAAAATTTTTGAATAATAACAGTTTATCACTCATATTTATTATCAACTAACCAATATAACATATGGCAGACCTACTAAATCCAAATGAGATGTTCTACACGGTGTTTGAGCCAAAAGTTCAAAATCGTTTCATTTTCAGCATCGATGGCATTCCAGCATTCACGATCAAAAAGACAGATCGTCCAAAGCTAGCACAAGAAAAGAAGACCATTGATTATATCAACGTACAACGTTACTACAAAGGTAAGAGCGTTTGGAACGATATTTCATTGGAACTTTATGACCCAATTGCTCCATCTGGTGCACAAGCTGTCATGGAATGGGTTCGTCTACACCACGAATCTGTTACCGGTCGTGATGGTTATCTTGACTTCTACAAGAAAGATTGTATCATTTCAGTACTTGGACCAGTAGGCGATAAGGTTGAAGAGTGGTATTGTCGGAAGTGGTTGATAGTGATAAATTCACAAAGGCTTTAGAAACATTGAACAAAAAAGCAAAGGCACAAAATGTTGCTCTTCAACAAACACGTGTTGCTATTGCCAAAGTAAAAGAACAACAGGCGCAAAGTCGTACACAACAAGCGTCAGATGCGGTAGACGCAGCAGAAGCTAGAGGCAATGATAGTGGCAATGAACAAGATACGTTGAACAATGCAAGGAAATCGGAAGAAAATGCTGAAGATGGTGTGACTGCTGCTGAGAACAATTTGAAAGCTGCTCAAAAAGGTGGAACGAGTTCTTAATTAAAATAACCCAAAAATTTAAAGACGGTATATATATTGTTATAACAAAAAGTTATTATGAGTGACGAAACCATTTCTATTACTAGACCCTCAACAATTGTGGGTGGACCTCCAATTCAAAAACCACAAACCATGTCAGTTCCATTTAATCAAACTGACGCGTCACAAAAGGTGGTAAGCAAGTTTCCTACTGAAACTATAGAGTTGCCCAGTCAGGGTCATTTCTATCCAGAAGGACATCCTCTTTCTAATGGACAATTGGAATTGAAGATGATGACTGCAAAGGAGGAAGATATCCTTACAAATCAAAACCTTATTCGTAAAGGAATTGTTTTGGACAAACTTCTTGAGTCACTTATTGTAACCCCGGTTAAAATTGATGATGTTCTTATTGGTGATAAGAACGCTGCTTTCTTTGCCGCAAGACGACTCGCATATGGTGATGTTTATGGTCCAGTTAAGATTACTTGTCCAAAGTGTCAGACTGAGTGTGAAAGAAAGATTGATCTTAGTTTGATGAAGTCAAAAGAATTGGATTTATCTTTGTATCCAAAGGGTCATAATGAGTTTGAATTTCTTCTTCCGTATACCAAGAAACTTATCAAGTACAAGTTGTTGACACACCGTGATGAAATGGCAATCGATGCCGAAATAAAAGCACTTGCAAAACTTAACAAAAATGCAAGTAGCGATGTTACCACACGGTTGCGTACCATGATTATATCAATCGACGGTAATTCTGATAGAACTGCAATCCAACGTTTTGTCACTCAAGAAATGCCATCCAGAGATAGTTTGTCATTCAGACAACATGTACGTGAACAAACGCCTGATTTAGATATGACATTCGACTTTGGATGTGATGAATGTTCGCACGAAGAGAGGGTGTCTGTGCCGATGACGGCACAGTTCTTTTGGCCTGACACCGGAAGATAAGATTTCATTACATTCCCAAATCTTCGATTTGGCATATTACTCCGAGGGAGCGTTCAACCACGAAATAGTGTACAATCTACCTGTACACTTACGCATATTTTATCTACGTAAACTGGCCGAAGTTCGTAAAAAAGAGAACGAACAAATGGAAAAGGCATCAAAACCCAAAGGTAAATAACCATAGAAAATCGAACAATAACCATATAAATTTTATATTTATAAGGCACAATAGATTTTTATGGCAGACGATACACTAGATCAAACTAAAAAAGCGGTAAAAGACCTTACTGATAGTCTTAAAAAGGGAGGTGCCGCTTCAAAGGAGGTAACCGATCAGATTCGTATCTTGGACCGTTCAGTTGATCACTTGGGTGAAGCTGCAAAAATGGCAGCGAAACAAGCCAGAGAATTGCACAGAGAAATAGATTTGGTTACCAATGCGTTTGCAAATCCAGCCGAGACCTTTAGTGGATTTTTACAAAAAGGAGTCAGTACAGGAGAAGATTTATTACGTACATTTAGTGCAATTGCTGGTTTGGTGTTCGATGAACCATTAAAGAAGGCAAACGCTGAACTTGATAAAGAAAAGAAAAAACTTGATGAGTTGATGAAACAACGTCACGAAGGCATCAAGATTGGTGATGATAATGTTAAACAACTTCAAGAAAAGTTGAAGAACGAAAAAGATTTGTGCGATAGAGTTACAAAGTGTGACGAAAACAAAGTTAAGTCATTGGAAGAACAACTCAAGACTGAAGGTGACAAATTAAAAGCACTCACCGATGATGTAAAGTTAAACGACGATATCGTCAAAGAACAAGAAGAACAAGTTAAAAAGGCGGAAGCGTTAAAAAAGAAGCTGGAGAGTCAAATCGGATTTATCAAAGATATGATTGCATCATTCAGTGATGCCTTTGATCGTTTTGTTGAATTAGATAAAGCTGCTGGTGCATTTAGACAGAAACTTGGATTGAGCAGAGAAGCTGCTCGTGGGTTGGAAAAGACGGCACTTGAGTTGAATCAACAGTTTGTCACGTTGGGTGTTAATATTGATAAGGCATATGAGTCACTTGCCGCTCTCGGTAACGTATTTGGTACATCATTGTTGATTAATAAAGAATTGGCACAAACCACATCTTTATTGGCAGCAAACTACGGAGTTAGTGAAGCAAACGCTGCTGGGTTTTTACAAAAGATGTCATCTATCGGTGGAATGACTGATAAACAAGCATCAGCAATGGCTGGGTTTACCGCTAATTTAGCAAACGCTGCTGGTGTCAATTTAGATGAAGTGATGAGAGATGTTGCCAACGCATCTGATGATACCGTTACGTTGATGAGAGGCAACGTCAAACAAATGACTTTAGCTGCAGTTCAAGCAAAACAACTTGGTGTAAGTTTGGATAAATCCGCAAGTTCTGCAAAAGGATTGTTGAATTTCACTCAGAGTGTATCGGATGAAATGGAAGCAAGTGTGTTGTTGGGCAAGAATCTCAATCTTAATGCCGCACGTCAACTTGCATTCCAAGGAGATGTTGCTGGTGCTCAAAAGGAGATATTGAATCAAGTACGTTCAATGGGTGACTTCAATAAGATGAATGTCTTCCAACAAGAGGCACTTGCTAAGGCAACTGGATATAGTGCAGTTGAGTTGACCAAGATGTTGAAGAACGAAGAAAAACTTGCACAGTTGTCTGACAAAGAAAAGGCATCATACGAAAAAGCTCTTGAAGCAATGAAAGAGCAAAACGAGGAGACTGGCAAAGAGTTGTTGATGCGTACTCAGATGCAAAGTGCAATGGCACAATTGAGTAATACTTTTATGGCATTCAAACAGATACTTGCTGATATTTTGCCTCCGGTTGTAAACGTTGCAGTCAAATTATTGATTCCTGCATTGAAAGTAGCTCTTCTTGTTTTTAATGCAATATTGGTTCCAGTTAAAATATTGGCAAATGCATTATATAAAATGTTTGAACCATTGGAACCGCTTATACAAGCATTTAGTGATGCATTAGATGGTGCAAACGGACGTATTGAAACGATTGTACAAGGCGCAACTGACATTGGTGTATTATTGTTAAAAGTAAATTCAGCAGTGATGTTATTTGGGGCATCATTCAGAACGTTTCTAAATCCGATTTCAATCGTATTTAAAATTGTCGGAGGATTCTTTTCTGTAATTGATGCTGGTGCGACTCGTTTACTAGGTCGAATCAGTGGAATAAGTAGTGCATTTGGAAGTGCGTCAGGTGTAGTTGGAAAATTTGTGGCTGGATTTGGAAATATTGGTCGTATAGGTACATTATTGGGAACCGCTGGTAAAGCTATTCCAGTTGCTGGAACTGTTATCGCTGTATTACAAGGTATTTGGGGATTGTTTAGTCGTCTTCAAAAAGGAATGGGGTTCTTTGATGCTTTGGGTGAAACATTATACGACGTATTTATTGGTCCGTTTGAATTATTAGTCGATCTGTTGGCTAAACTACCGGGAGTAGGAAAGTTCTTTGAAATGTTAAAACCGGTGTTTCCTGCTATCAAATCAGCCTTGTCGTCTGTATTTGGTTATTTCAAAGAAGGATTTGACGCAATGAAAGAGTTATTTTCTGGCAAAGATATTTTGAAGAATTTGTTTATTCTTGGAAAGGCGATACTCTCATATGTTTATTTCCTACCTGTATTAATATTCAAGACATTTACCGCTTTATTTCCTAATTTGTGGTCGTCTATCACTGGAATGTTTGAAGGAGGATTTTCGGGTGTTTGGGATTCAATTGTTGAAGGCGCCAAATCATTTGTATCAATGATTGGTAACGCATTATTGACCGGAATAACTTCGTTCGGACAATTGTGGTATAATTTGTTTATTCAACCGTGGGTTGATGCGTGGGATTTTGTATCCAACTTGTTTGTTGGAAAGAGCAATTCAACTTTGGGTGATGGCATCATCAAGGGTTTGGTTGGTGTTGGATCTGCAATATTGAGTATTTTCACCTCTCCTTTTGAATTTATTTTCGAAATGATAATGAAAGGATTTTCTTCAATTGGTCAGTTTATACAAAACGTATTGAGTGTACCGTTCAAGATTGTTGGAAAACTAATTGGTGTTGATACCGGGGGTATTAATGCTGGTGCTGATGCGGCCGCTGGACCACAAGAAAACGTAATTGCAGCAATAGAAAAAACCAATCAAAAACTTGATACTTTGATTAACTTGATGATGAGTGGTGGTATTGCAGTAAATCTTGACGGTAGAAAAGTAAGTGAACAACTTGCTCTTGCAAGTACATAATTATAAAATATGGCAGATCAAATTCAAAGAAACTCAATATCGTTTCCACTAGAAACCCGTTACAAGAACGCATCTAGTGCACCTACGCCTGGAAATGATCCAAATAATCCACGTAATATGGTACCTCCTATCAACAAGGTACCATTGGATTATCCTACGGAACGTATTCCCGGTAAAATCGAGAAACTTTATATTGCCAACAATCAGAAGATTTTAACCAGATTTACTGGAAAAACTGATTATGCTAATGGTTTGTTACGTTTTGGTCCACGTCAACCGTTTGTTTGGTATAATCCAAATGAAGGAACCAGTGGAACAAACGCAATTAAGAAGTACGACAGTCGTGCGTTTCCAATAGGATCCACTTTACAGGACGTAATTCGTATCTCCAAATATAGCGTATCTGGCAATGGTGTCATCTTTTTGTTCAAACAGTTGTTGTTACAGAATCTACAACCGTTTAACGAAACCAATTTGTATAATCCGTTGATGCCTATAGTCGCAACGTTGCGTCCGGGTTCATTGGGTATACTTCCTAGACCAACCAGACATATTGATTTGTCTGGCGGTATTTTAGGCGCATTGGCAAGTGTTGTGGGGTTCGGTGTAAATAACGGCAGATCATCACCAAAAGGAACTGTAGGTGCCGGAATTCAAGATGACTCTGATAATTCACCTTTATCAAAACAAGCAATTGGTGGTGGTAAGGGTCTTTTGAGAGGTAAAACCGCTTCTGGTGGTTATAATTCTCTTGCGTCACGTTGGGGTGGTAATGCAAAAAAGAATAGTTTCTTGAGATCCATTGCGGCATCAGTATTTCCTTCATTTATTAACAGCAAACAACCTGAAAAAACTGGATATCGAGCAGATGAAGGTGCATATGGTTGGATGATTTCTGATAAAAAAGGAAAGTTCAATAAACATCATGTTATCACTGACGCTGAAATTACGTTGAATCAGTTGTGGATTGCTGGAAGTAGCGACGGCGGACCAAAAAACATTCGTAAAGATGGTAATGAAGCACCACAAAACAGAAGAATTGTATTTGTTGATGGTACTGAACAGAAAATTTCTGGAACTGAAGTAACTGGACCTACAATTAATGGTGGAACAACCGGATTTAAGTTTGAAAAAGACGTAGACAACGTGGAAAAATACGGAAAATCTGTGGGTATTGAACCATACCGTAAGGATATTTCCAACAATTTCAAGTTCTCTGTGATGTTGATGAACTATAAAAAGTATCTCGACAAGACCAATAGATTTCCTACAAAAATGGACGGTCCTCCATTGGACTTAACTAACGCAAATGACGTTATTGTTATTAAACCACAGGAAGACTTCTTCAAAAAGTATGGATTCGACACTGTTCCAAGCGTATTTTTTATCAAATCGATAACCGATATACCAACTCGTCAAAGAAGTGGTGATGAAAAACGTTCTGCGGTTGCAGTTGAAGGAACTTACGCTAAAAAACGTAGAGATGCCAATGATAACGGTAATCTTGCCAACTTTCATAAGAACATGGAAGATGGAAAGTTCAAAGGGCTTCCGTCAGAAATTAATGACGTTGGTGATCGTATAAATTCTACTCTTCAAACCAAGAAAGAAGATCCAATTAATAAAGAACAAATCAAGGATCTCAACAGATTAGTTGAAAAAATTAAGAATACTGGATATTCAATTGCGTTTACCAACGCTGACACACGTGTATTTACTAGTCCTGACACCACATTGTTTGGCATCGATAAACTTAAACAATCAAATATCAATGATAAAAAGTTGGTTGATAACTATAAAGACAGTACACAACTGTTGGATGGTCTAGGAAAACATGACCGTAAGAATAGTCGTAAGATGGCAACATCTAACGCTGGTGATGGTATTAACAGATTGACTATTTTGAATAAAGAAAAACAAATATCAGACGATACTGGCATTTCTGGTTGGACAACTTATGAACCATATAATGATGATTTGATCGCCTTTTACTTTTACGATATGGTTAACGAAAAGTATATACCATTCAGAGCATCTGTCACTGGTATCAATGATAGTTTCCAAGCCGACTGGGTTAACTACAAGTATATTGGACGTGCAGATAAGGTTTATACCTACGATGGTATAACACGTCAGTTGAGTTTTTCATTCAAGGTAATTGCCAATAGCATAAAAGAGTTATTGCCAATGTGGACACGTATTAATTATTTGTGCGGATTAACAATGCCTGCAAATTATACATCTGCGCCTAGTCAACAAGATGGTAGTGAAAATCAGTTTATGGTACCGGCGTTTGTTTTGTTGACATTGGGTGATATATACAAAGAACAACCTATTGTAATTAACCGTGTTGGTCTTAGTATTCCAGATGGTGCTGCGTGGGAAACAATAAATGAAACGTCACAACAAGACTGGTCATATTTAAACAATATTATTACTTGGACTGGCTCAAAAGGTAAATCTGCTCAATTTCCAAGAGAAGTTGAAATATCGATGGACATGACTCCATTGTTTAAAGAACGCCCTGTTACTGGCATGGCAAACTTTGGACACGCACCAAGAGATTTGACCAATGGTGATTTTATTGGTGGAGATGGTAACTCTTTCTCAAGAGGGTTGGCGGTTCCTAGAACAATAACTAACGTAGAAGAATAACGTATGAGATACGACAGAAACGTAAACATAAAGAAGAGATGGGACGGTAAACGGTATTTTGGAACAAGATTGTATCCAATCATACCAGTTACTTCGTCTGATATTTATGTTGTGACCAACGAAACTGATACGTTGGATAACTTGGCGTTCAAATATTATAAGAATCCGTCGTTGTGGTGGATTATTGCACAAGCAAATAATATTGGAAAAGGAAAGTTGTCGGTACCTGCAGGATTACAACTACGTATACCTACAAACGTGACTACAATACTAAATAATTACACCGCTCTTAATTCGTAACAGTTATGTCTACCAGATTCGTAGCACCATTTGAAATTCAACCATTCCCAAAGTACATTCGTGACGAATTAGAACGTCGTGAACGTGATGTTGGAGTCAATTTCATTTCCAATACAGTCGCTAGTTGGGATGACAATGGAAACTGGAACACATACAAAGGACCGATGCGTTGTTGGGTCCGTGTGTGTTCAAACGGTATTGGTGATGTAAAATATGGATCCAAAGAAGGATTTGTATTTGGTGGTGCAAATGGTTTTTATAAAGATTACGGATTTGAACCAAAGGACTACAATAAAACCGAAACGGTATTGGGATTTACTCCGTCTGGAATTCCACACGTTATTGAAAATGAAAACACCACAAACGGTATCATAAACAAACACGTTCCACCACCCGGAATAATAAGCGTTGACGCTGTGATGCAAAAGTCAATGTATCGTCAAATTACGATCAAGTGGAAGTGTTATTCAAAAGATCACTTGAACTACATGACACCATATTTAATGTCTCCGGGTGTTTCGATGTTTATTGAGTGGGGGTGGAATCATTATAATCCACAGTCATTGTTGAATTTGACTGATATTGGTCGTCCTGCAATAATGAAAGATTCTACTTCGGATAAAACGCCTGGCCCAAGCGGTGATCCAGATGATCCTAGAAAAACAAAAGGATTTGGTCTATTGGGAATTTATACAGATCCTTTGGAACAACAACTGATTGTAGAAGATGGTAAAGGTCTATATGATTTGACTTGCGGTATCATCACCAGTTTTGATTATTCACTTCAACCAGATGGATCTTACGATTGTACAACCGAAGTAAAGAGTAATAGTTTTATATACAGCGGTGTACAAACACGTAGCAACGCTTTGGCATCATCCTCACCTGCGGATAACAAAGGAAATAAAAAGCCAGAACCGGTGCAAGATCTAAAGGGATATATTGAGAAACAGTTTAAATCGTTGCCAAAGACAGTATTAACCGGTTTGAATGGTACTACACCATTGTTTCCATTACCGGGATGGCCGGGGCCAGAAACACGTGTGTTCATTCCACGTAATTTGGACACGTCAAACGATCCACGTACAAAGGTTGATAACGTAACCAAGTACAGTTTTGATTCGGGTGCAAACGATGAGTTCTGGATCACCATGGGACTTTTTGTTGATTTGATTAACAAATTCTGTAAGGGAGTATCTGACAATACTGGTGCTACATTTAATCAAGTTGATATTAAATCATCATGGATTGGTGGACATAAGAACATGATTAGTACTGATGGCAAAGTGTTATTGATACCAAATTCACAGGCACCAAATATTTCACCGTCTGTTCAAGATCGTGGCAATTCAAAATTTTATAATACTCCTGATACTCAAAAGAGTGGTCCAGATCCAGCTGCAGTGAGTGAGCCTGATAAAACATTAGATTCAGTATTTGGTAGCAACACTCGTCAAGATCTAAATGAGATCGTTAACTATTTTAGAATAAACAACGGTGGACAAAATCCAGCGGACGTAGAATTTCCTTCCAAATCATACGATTATACTCTGGGTAAACTAGAAAACTTATATATTCATAAAGATTTAGTTATCAAAGCAATTGAAAAATCTGAAACGGTAACTGACATATTGAACTTTGTATTGAACAAAATTTCAGAGGCAGTAAATGGTTTTTGGAAGTTTAGTTTGATTCAATATGGTCCATCCAATTCTTTATTGTCTATTATTGATACCGAGTGTTTTAGTTTGAAACGTTTACAAGAATTGAATTCTGATAAACGTCCTTACTTATACTTTTTCAAGAATAGAGCTAGCAGAAACAATATTCAGGCACTAAACTTTAGTGTTAAGTTGAGTGATAAGGTTGCGACTACTGTATTGTATAATTCTCCGAAGGATAACAAAACATCTGTACCGTTGAAGAATCCATTTGGGTTCGTCACCAGAGATAGATTTTTTCAAATTACAAATGACGCTTCGTATTTGACACCATACGATAAAGAACTTTTGACAAAACAGAATCAGAATCTTGAAGCAGAACGTAAACGTTTGGATGACAAACGTAGAGATCAAATCAAAAAGGAACGTGATGTTAAAGATGGAGCGTATATCTATGGTGTTATAACCCGTGAAAACGGTCAAGAAAAGACGTATATTCGTAAGTTGGTATTGACTGAAAAGGATTTGTTTACCCTATTAGTTAACGATAAAGATCCAGCAAATGGATCAATTAACTCCTTTCCACAACCGGGAATCAAAGCGGAAATAACGGTTACTGGCATTGGTGGAATGAAAACATTCCAAATTTTCGGAATTGACAATTTGCCAGAACCGTATGATAAAGATATATTGTTTCAGATTGAAGATGTGAAACACAGTTTACAGAGCAATGGACAGTGGACTACGACTATTACGGCTGGTATACGTCCTACAAAAGGATTGAATGTCAAGTTATGATTGAACTTAGTAAATACATTAATTTAGCGGGGGATATAATACCGTCTGTATTTCCACGGGCGTATTTGTTTTCATCTGCGGATATTGATTATAGCATTCAATATACTCGTCGTTATTTTGTAAAAAAGGTTAACGACAATGACATTGTGGAAGTGAAAGGTGATAACTTTAAAACTATTCCGGAAAACATCTATCAAAAGACAAGTATTACTTGGCAAGTTTCTGGAATTGAAAGAAACCTTATAAAAAATGGTAAAGTTATTCAGGAGGGTGCTTACGAGTATAACCGTAAACAGGTAGCGTTGGCTGAAAAATACATGTCGGGACTAACGTTGAAGATCAGTGAAAATTATTTGAACGGTTTTAAAGGTTGACATTTGACCAAGTTAATGTTATCGTCACCGTTGAGTGAATCGTCTTAAAAAAATTGTATCGGAGATTGGAAAGAAAGACATCATTTTGGATGTGGTTCCGATGTCTGATTTTAGACATCCAGCGTCAAACGATCCGTGTTTGGTGTTGATCAAGGTTGTATCAAGTAGTAAGTGGTATACTATTCATATCAACACATATGACACCACAGAGTATGTGTCAAAAGATGATGTTGTTGATCAACTCAATAATGTTCGTGGACGTATCTTTTGCTTTTCCAAACGGAAGGTACTTCATATGTTGAAGATAAACAACCTTCATGATTTGTCTTTGGCATCATTTATTGAATCCGGTGATATTGTTGATCAAGACGAATATGACACCGCGTCACATATCTTTTTTAGAAACAAGTATAATCATCATATTGAACTGAATAAGATTGTACCTGTTAATAATCACATCTCACGATTTCTTGACATGTGTGAAGATGTAGAGGTTCATATTAAGAAGACGTATGATGATTCTTATCACAAAGTTAATACTTCGATTATAGAAACTTTACAGTCTATTGAATCACATGGACTGTGTGTTGATATGACGGAGTTTGAGAAACACTTTGCTGACAAGAAACATTTGGTGGTAAATAACCGCATATATACCGAGTATAATATTTTTACTTCAACTGGTCGTCCCAGCAATCGTTTTGGTGGTATCAACTATTCAGCGTTGAACAAGGAAAACGAATGTCGTAAGAGTTTTGTATCAAGGTTTGGGGATGACGGTGTTTTGGTGATGTTGGATTATAGTGCGTACCATCCTCATATTATTGGCAAGTTGATTCGATACGACTTTCCTAAAGATGTTAACATTTATCAATATTTGGGTCGATATTACTTCAAATCCGAAGATCTTTCCGAAGATCTTGTGAAGAAGTCGAAAACGTTAACGTTCCAACAATTGTATGGTTCTATCTCTGATGAATACCTCAAGATTCCGTATTTTGCGAAGATCCGTGAGTACATTGATCACCGGTGGGATTTCTTCAAGAACTTTGGGTATATTGAGACTCCTATCTTTAAACGTCCCATAACGTCAAATCATTTGAAGGATTCCAATCCAAACAAGTTATTTAACTACATTCTTCAAGCGTCTGAAACTGAGTATTCGATGCAAAGTTTGATGGATGTAAATCGTTATCTTAGTGATAAACAGACCAAACCTATTTTGTACACTTACGATTCGATGTTGTTTGATGTACACAAGAGTGAAGGTAAACAAGGGGTTTTACTGGAGATTATACGGTTAATGGAAAATCAAGGATTTCCAACAAAGTGTTATACTGGTAAGAACTATCATGACATGACTCCAGTATCTATTTAAAAAGGAAGGTTTTCATGTAAGACGCAATATTTATTAAATATTGTGTCATCATGAATAAAGATAAAATCATCAAAGATATACTTTTAGAGTATTCAGTGCTTTCAAAAACTGGCGGTATTGACAAATTGGATCATGATTTGTTGGTTACTGCAATCGAAAATT